GAAGTTCACCGGGCGACCGCCCTGCACGATATCTAATCTGGTCGGTGCTGAGTGTATATTCTTCCGGCGGGGGTTCGGTTCCAGGTACTACTTCCATTTCTCCCGGCCTTAACGGACTCTTTCTCAGCAACCGTTCTCTATCGGATAATTTCGTAAGTTCTTCCTTGGGGATCATCCCCTGAATCTTACTTGCGTATTCCAACCCCCGAGCGACTATTGAGGGGTCTTCATCCTTATATGCGTCAAATATCTTTTGAGGATCCTTCTCGCCTCCAAGTATCATTTTGAACATGCCGTATCCTACGTCGCTGGCCTTCTGTCGCGTACTCACTTCCGATATGGCAGGAGCAAGTCTGTAGACCGAGACCAATGGCACTTCGGGGTGCAGAGATGAGAACTGCTGTATGGCCTGGGGAGTGAACGGTTTGTCCTTGAAGAAATCGACTATCGACTGCTGTTCGCTCTTCTCCCGGCGCTGAGTCAGAGATTCACTGAGCACATCCCCGAACTGCGTAATCATCCCCGGTATGTTGTTACGCATTACACCCTCCTAAACCCATATCGCTCGTGGATCGATTGACGGATTTAAGGCCCCCGCTATCTTGCTGCCCGCCCCTGCCCCTGCAAGAGCGCCCATGATGGCATCACTCAGCGTATTGTCACCCCCGCTTATGCTCTTTGTCGTTGTCCCCCCCTGGCCCATGACGAGGTTGGGAACAAGATTCATCAACAGCGTCGTGTAATCGACGGCGGCCTTGTTCGGCGTGTACTCTTTGGCCGCATTCAGCACATCTTCCGCGAGGCCGGTATTGGTAGCGGCGGATCGTTGCGCAAACCCGGTCAACTGATCGGCAAGCGCCCTATTGGATCGAGGAACGAAGCTCGTCATGGGTTGCCCGCCGAAGCCGAACGATACAGGCTTGAACAGCCCTTCCCCGGCATTACCCTGTCTGACATATTGGTTGAGAAGATCGGTGTAGGGCTTGGCGGCTTCGGCGCTCTTCCCGAGAAAGGTATCGGTTGCCGCCTTCCTTGTCGCTGTGTCCTCGGCCAGAAGCTCCTCGAACGATTTCTTTGTCTCTCCGGGGGTCTCTGCACCGGTAAGCGAGGTATCGGCTTCCAATGCGGCTTTGAATGTCAGATCATCCGTATACCCATTGAGGCCCGTCTTCTGGAGGAAGGCGAGCAGTTCGGGGTAATCGCGCATGTCGAGACCAAAGGCTTTGGCATTCTCCCATTGTTGAAGGATGGTGCCCTTCTGCCCGCCAGACAATGCCGGTTTCGCAGGGTAGAGCCTGTCCATCATGGTTGTCCAGAGGTCTTGTATCCCTCTCTCTGCATAGCCGGGTACGTTTCTCGTGGTTTGGGTTACTTCCTGGTCGTCAGAGCCGCCGCCAAGGGCAGACCCTATGCCGCCGAGTAGCGAACCTCCTATGATCCCGATCAGAGCGTCGTCTATTCCGAACATTGTCCCTACCTCCTGCTACATCATCGCCATAATCATGTTTGCCATGATCTGATACATCTGTGTCGGATCGGTCGAGAACGAATTGCCCGAAGTGCTTCCCGTCGATGACCCGTAAGAACTGCCTTCAGACCTGCCCGTTGACGTGCTTGAAGATGTCCCGGTAGACTGCGCCTGATTCTCACCGAGGCTTGTCTGGCCGAGTTGTGCGATCTGAGACAGAATGGTCGGCATGTTCGCCTTCGCAAGAGCGGCCTGCATTGCCGTCTGGTAGCCCTTCCCGGCGGCATCGGTCGCGGCAGACGAATAGACATTCCCGAGAATCTTCTGGCCTTCCGTGGAATTGAGTATGCCCCTGTTGGCAAGGTTCGCAATCGCAGTCGGGATGTTCTGCTTCAGGGCATTGTTCATCATTTGCTGGTAGGCCCCGAGAGCTTCCCCGGTGTATTGATCCAGGTTTTGAGGCATATTGGTCGTCTGCTGGAGCAGCATCGGCATGATGGCTTGCAAAAGCATTTCCTGATACTGCGCGGGCAGGCCCGAATACGTTTTCCCCTGGCTCGTCGATTGGTTATTGCTGGCACTTTCCGCCTGATTCGTTGCCAGATTGGATGACGTGTTGCTCGACTGCGACGTTCCTTGTGAGGTTGACCCGCTGTAGGGCGCGATGTTCAGCGGAAAGTTGAACATATCCGTGGGTACAGTGGACATGTCCGTCAGCGGAAGTGGATCGGTAGTCGTTTCTATCCCCTTTCTTCTAATTTTTTCCGTGCTGAAATCGAGAAGGGGATTGTAGAATTGCCTCAATCCTGTGCGGGGGTTAACCGTGCCCGCTCCTCCCAATGCTTTGAGCAGCATTTCTTCCCAAGGGTTGACGTGCGCGAGTTCGGTGTCTCCTCTCTGCCCCTGAGCTGCAATACCGGACCCGGCCTGCTTACCGTCGGACGTTTTGATCGTGATGGTTCGTTCCATTCTTCACCCCTATGTCGCGGAGTTACGTGCCGTCCAGTACAACACGCGGGCAATCTTCTTGACGATCACCTTCATTTGCGCGATGGTAGTGGCTGCGTCTATCGCGTCAGAAACGGCCTGCCATGAAGGAAGGTTGTCTACGATGTCCTTTTCCTTCTGGTCCTGGTCGAGTTCCGTCTGTGTCTTCGGTACGATCTTATACGTCTTAGTGGCAGTCCCCCCGTCAATGGCAATCACATAATCAGCGTCTACCTTTTCTCCTGCCTTAATGGGAGGAGTCACTTCTTTCAGTTCGTGCCATGTCAGGCCCTTAACCGGATTGGGCTGCTTGGGCATGGTCTCGAACCACTCCTCTTTTACCAACTTGCCGTTTTTATCGATCAGGGCGAAGTTCATAGCATCTCCTCGGTCGTTATTATCATCCGTACACCACTATGGTGAAGTTCGCTGACTTGGGGTTGAATCCGCTCTGCACGCTGATAAAGTTGTAGGTCGTCCCCGCTTTGCTATTGACGAGCGTCACGCCATAGTTGTTTGCGCCGCTGTTCGCCGGTGCCGTCACCTGCTTCACTTCAATGTCATCGACACAGAAATTCTTTGTTCCAGCAGTTTTTTGAGCGGTAACGGTAAGGGACGATGTCGTATGGGTTACATAGGCATACGATGCACTTCCCCACCAAGTTCCATCTCCACCTCCACTCGTTATTTGGTGTGATTCATTGGTGATGATTTCACAGCTATCCCCGTCAATAAACCCCTTGGTCGCAATAAGGATTCCGGCGGTGACAGATTGGGTCTGGTATGCCGTACCGCTGTAATCAGTGGTGGCAATTCTCAGACTTGCCGCTCCTCCGTGCGGGTCAGGAGTAGATGTTCTACGGGACAGCGTCGCATCCCCACCTGCCGTCCAACTCGAAGGGGGAGACCCTGATTCCATATCGCCGTTGACGATGATTGCATCCCCCATGGTCTCACCGCCCCCCGCCGCCTTGATCCATGCCTGGGCCTTCTTACCGCCGGAATCGATTATCTCGATGAGTCTGTTCACATACGAGGCGGCAAGATTGGCGCTGCATTTGGCGATGAATGCAACGCCGTCTGCCGTGGACAACTTCATGGTGACGGGCGTAAGCGTGGCAATCGGTCTGAGCCCACCACTTCCGAATCCGGTCAAGTTCGTTACGTCAAGCACGCTATCTCCTAAGCATCGGTTCCTGCATCGGTCGTGTAGAATATCTGTACGCCATGGAGCCGCGCATCGACCGCCATCGTATCCCCCGCGTCTGATACGTCCCGGTATATCTGGAACATCACATATTCATTCGCCCCCGGAGAACCGGCAACCGTCATGGCCGATGTCGCCGGGGAGATGTAGATGTCATTCGTCGTGCCGCCGGTATCCACCGAACTTACGGCGGTCCCGAAGGCGGTATCCCCCGCATCATCGTTGGCGAAGGCCACGGCTTGTATGAACCATGCCACCCCGAAATTGTTCGTCGTGGCCGGATGACTCCAGACCATCGCCGCCGTTAACGTCCCTTCATTCCAACTTTTCGGCATCTGAATGCAGAATTGGGCGTTTTCATCTGCCGATGCATCAAAATCCAGGGAATTGAGCATGTTCTTGTTCGTTCCGGTTTCCACGGAACCAACCGCCGCACCCGAGGTCGTCCTGGAGACCATTGCCACGGCCGGGACCCATATCGTGTGAAGTCCCACCGGAGATACCGGAGTCCCGGATATCGTCGCATCGTCCGCAACGGTGAGCGTCTTCCCTGAAGCGCTGAACGCAATGGTCCCGGCATTCGTCGTCACGGTAAGACCCTTGGTAAAGGTCACGTCGTCATCGACATTGACTGCCTTGCCCGTAGCTATATCGATATTTGCCGTACCGCAGGCCAGATTGAAGGTGTTGGTCCCGCCCGCGTAGGTCAGCGTGCCGGACGCGGTAATGTCGCCGTTGAGGTCTATTGTCTTCCCCGCCGCCACATCGAGTGAGGCCGTCCCGTTGGTGATATTGAAGGTGTTCGTGCCGCCGGTGATAGCCAGCGCCCCGCCGTCTTTCAGTTTGACGCCGTCTATCGTGACGCCCGCGTTGGGGGTCTTTTCGGCTATGGTATCTATTGCGAATGACCCGGTGATATTTGGTGCATCAATAGTCGGGCTGCTGGCCCTTACCGGAGCACCGGTCCCCGTTGCAGCAGTAAATACCGGGGCACTTCCCACACCGCCGCCGACGAGGATCTTCGTATTCGCTGCACTCAGGGCGGTTTCGGCTACGGACCAGTTGGCCGCGTCCTTGACGAAGCCTTCATACCCGGTATCCCCGCCGTCTGTCGTGTCTATTACTTGAAAGATCGCCATAGCCTATTCTCCTCACTCACCGAGTATTGCCCCGGAGAAGTCCACCCCGAAGAATTCCGCGCCGGAGTTCCCCGCTATGTCCGTCACTTCTACCATTACCTGACGGTAGTTGAATTTCTTATGGATCGCCACCGAGGAATCGGACACCGACTCCGCTCCTATCTGCGTCGTCATATCGTAGATGTCCGTGCTTTGCATGGCCCAAATCAGGATGGCCCCGCCGACCGTCGATATTGCCGCCGTATAGATGGGCGTGGCATAGTCGCCGTCCGTGTAGATGTTAAAGGTCGCCGTCATTCNCGTGGGTCCGTAGCAATGGAGGTAGAGCTTCTTGTTGTGCTTCCGGTTCAGGGCTATGCCCCAGTCGGTCATGACGCCTCTGAAGTAAGTATTGGCACTGTAGCTTGTCCCGTTGTCCGTGTAATTCGTGCCCTTGGGCATGAGCCGGTAAAGGTGCCCGTCCGTGCCGCCTATCAGCATCTCTCCGTTCACGAACTTATAGCAGGAATGAGCGAACTCGAATTCGTAGAGACTCAGTTGCCCGCCGGTTTCGAGGTTGATGACGTAGATGACATCCCCCTGGACATCCCCGTTGTAGAGAGTCATCCACAGTTGATTGTCATTCTGGTTGAACTCGGAGAAGCAATCGGGGTCGGCATACTGCACCGCATTGGCCCGGAAGCTCGCGGAGAGGTCCGCCGCCTTTGCGATGTTGCCGTAAAGGTCTGACGCCGACACCGCCATCCAGCCCTGTTTGGAAAGGAACGTCACCATCTTCCCGTCGGTATTGATGGTCTGGTAGGCAATGGCCCCGGTGTTCTGCATGAGGGGACGCACCCTGAACGTCGAATCACCGGGGAAGTCCGGTATCTGATAGAGGGTGTTGCCCTTGATGACAATGATGATGTCGAAGAAGGAAATCGCCCCGATGATGCTGTAACCGTCATCCTTATCCACATCGAGGTAGCCGCCCGAACTTGACGTATCCCATCCATCCTCGTCATTCGGACCCGAATACCAGAGGCGGGAAGGGTTGTCGGGATCGCCCCACATGTAGAGCCGGGAGGCCCGGACAAACCCGGCCTTGGACTTCGGCGCACCCCCTACAAGCTCATACGTGGCGTAGATGCTCGTCGTGTTGTCAGGAGCCCCAGAACAAGTGAAGTCGTATTCCCCGGTTGTGAAGTTGATCGTGTTCGCACCACCCGCGTCAACATCCCCCTCCAATGCCCCGCCCGCCGTGCTGGTGATAGTCTTCGTCAGTCCGGCATCGGTGTAGGTGATGGTCAGGCTCGCTGCCTTCACCGGGATATGGGCCAGCGTTCCGGTGAATTGAGTCGTCGAGTTATTGCCTGTTCCGAGGACTTCGTCTTCATAGAGGCAGTTAAGGGTCTCGAAGGCCGTGCCGTTCCATGCCTTCGTCACCGCACCGTCATGAATGATGAGCTTGTCGTGAAACTCGGTGTAGGTGCAGCGGCCTTCTACCGTTCCTATCTCGGCAGGTTCAAATGAGTCATCGAGTTCGTAGGCTTTCGCATTCGTGGCGACGATGTAATGAGCGTCGTTTATGTAGTACGTGCAGGACGTGACCGCCGAGCCCAAAGCAACGGTGCTTATCGCCTCCGTTCCCTGACGCATCTGGAGCTGGACGAGAGGGGAACCATCTACCGCCTTTGCCGCAAAGTACCGGATGTTCTTACACCGGGTAAGGGCCGTAATCGGGAGAAAGTTCGGGCTTATCTCCTGATTGAGACCGTCGGAAAAGGTCTTCATGAAGAAGTCCTTCGTCCGGTTGGGATGGCGGGTAGAGAATTGAGGCATTACGTGCTCACCCTCGACTGCATCGACTTTCTCATGGCGATTACCCTTACTGCCCTCTCGCTGATGAAGCTCTGCCATTTCAAGTTGCCGTTGATGTCGTACTCGTCCCGGTCGAACGCCCGAATAGCCAGGGCTTCGATGAAAAGGTTGTCCATCAGCCCGAGGAAGGGAACCGTGCTTGTCCCGTCAACCATCGCCGTCGGCATATACCAATAGGGAATCTTCACCGTGTAGGCATCGTCAGGGTAGGATGGGAAGCAAATGTTGTTCGCGCCGTCCACGTAGAACTCGTAAGGCTCCGTCGCCTCCACGGGGTCGTATTCTGCCAGACAGGTTTCGTCCCTGAGTCTGATCGGATTGCGCGAGTGGCCGTCAACGATCCACCCCTTCTGCGCTGGGGCGTACATGGTGGTGAAGTCGCCGTATTTCCGCTTCGTCACATAGCCGCCACTGGAATAGGTCGTATAGTCGGTCGAGGCCACCCCGAGAGTAACGGCATTGGCGCTCACGTAAGTGGCGGTGAACTCCGTATCATTCAATTCGGTCATGCCGACTACGGACCTGACAAGCACTTCCGCCGTGCCGGACGACATCAAACCATGTGACGCTGCGGTAATCTCACAGTCCGCCGCCTTGGTAGCCGCCGTGATGGGCGCGTAGATCGTGGTGATGGTCCCTATCGTCCGGCCAAGGTCGCTGTCATTCTCTGCGCATATCCCGGTGATCCACAGGGCTATCTCATTGAGCCACTGGACGCAGGTAGCGGTATTCGGGTCGGAGGTAGTGGAAATGGTCGTCCCGCCGCCCTTACGATACCCCACAGCCGTCAGGATGGTCGATACAACGGACATTGCCCCTCCTTAGTCACGCTGAAGAAAACTGGTATTACTTTCTTCATCTGCAAGATGGCTCAGGATTTGGAACTCCTTCTTCTTCTCGCCCAGCCCCCGTTGCTTCTCGTCTTGAAGGATTCGATAGGGATTGACCCGGCGCTTCGCTACATCGGTAGCCGATGGCATAGCGGCCTTGATTTCCTCGGCCAGTTCCTCCCGGCGCTTCATCCAGTCGTCCTTGCCTTCCTTAAACAGCTTCTTGGCCTCGCTTTCCTGGGCATCCAGGTCCTTGAGTCTCTTTTCTTTCACTTTCAGGTCGGCCCTCACCTGAAGCTCTTTCGACTTGTCGATGAATCCGTGTTCGAGGTTCCGCTTCATGCTTTCAACGTCTTCCTTGAGGGCGTCTTTGGCGCGAGGGTAGCAGAAAGAGGGCTTGGCCGATCCTTTGTCCAGGGGACCGTAGAAGTCCCTGAATGTCGCCTTCCTGTCCTGCCCGTCTTTGCCCTTGCCCTTGATGATGATGTATCCTGCATTAGCCATTGCAAATCTCCTTCGTGGGGGCCTTTCGGAATCCCCGGTGTAATAGGGGGAGGGATTACCCGCCCTCCCATCGGGTTAGTCGTCGTTCAGACCTAAGTGATCCATGATCTTTTTCAAGCGTCTTAGACACTTGGTCACGTCTACCCGTAGTTCGGTATCGTCCACAAGCCCAGTCTCGATCTGCCCGTCACCCGTACAGCGGTTACAGGGTATGGTAGTCTCCCCAGTAAACAGAAGCCCCGTTCCTTTGCACTTTGGGCAAAACTCAACTGTTCTCATTTGCCACCCCCTACGAGGTTGCTACTGCCAGAGCCTCGATACCATTGGTATGAGGAATCGGGTCGGAGGTCTTCACTCGGGCGCTATCGGACACAATGTCAAAGCCCATCATGCTACAACCACCCATGAGGATGATGTCAAAAGTCGTGGTCTGATCGATGTTGAACATATAGTCAGGCAGAGCCCCCCAGTTCTCGGAGAAGTTGTAGAAACTCGACCCGATGAACCTCATGGTCCTGTCGAGCGAGTTCTGTGCCACCACGAAGCCAGACGGATTTGCACCGGTCGTTTCCGATCTCATCTGAAAGTCACAGTTGATGAAATCGATACCACCGTGAGCCCCGCCCGTTCCTCGGAAATAGGCGAAGCCGGGGCCGGTCGTCCTGGTGGCGTTACCCGACTGCCCAATTTGGCAGTTCACGAAACGGGCCGCATAGCCCGCGTCGATGGTGACGGGAATGCCGGATGTGGCGCTCTGAACCTGCGTGGTGGTGTTGCCGCCCCGGAATGTGCAGTTCTCCGCATAGAAGTTTCTGGAAGCCACGCATATGTCCCCGAGGTTGTCCGTATCGGCATAATTGTTGAGCGTGCCGATGTTATAGAAGGAACAGTAACTTCCCGTCACGTTGAGTACAAACCCCACATTCGCCGTGGTGCAGGTAAAGCGGATACCGCCCGTGGTGAGGGTTGCTGGTTGCTGCCGCTGATTCACTCCCCCACAGCCGATGACATACGTCTGGTTCTTGTCCCATGCTATTTCTGATGTGACGGCGTGGTCTCCGGGGAACACCAGCATGACATCGCCCCGGTTGCTCACCATCGCGTCTTCCGCCTCCGCTACAGAGTCGTAAATGGACCCACGGGACACGCCCCTTTTAGTGAGCATCTTGTAGTATTCATCCGTGTCCGCCTTGATGACGCAGACGATTTCCCCGACATAGGGGCTTTTGATGATGTTGGATACATATGCCCTTAGTTCTCTCGGTACACTCATTTCAACCTTCCTTTCTCTCCTACCCGAATCGGACAGGCCGCGAGAGGGTTAGGGTTCCCCGCCACTCATCCCGATAGCGAATGACGGGGAACGGGTTAGCTATCTACTACGACGGGTCGGACCAGCACATCCAACGCCATCCGGTGAAGCCCCACGCGAATACTGCATAGCTCGCGTACTTCCTCATCATCGTGTCGAAATCGCTGGTGCTGTTGAACTCCGTCTTGACCGCGTCGAGCCAGATCAGTTCCTCTTTCATCTTGGAACTGTCGAGAATGCCCCAGCCGGTCGTGCTGTAGTCGTCCAGCATGGGCAGTTCGAGGAACTTCCACCGGCCCTCCTGGAAATTCCTGTTATTCAGGTTGTCCCCCGTCTTGCCGGGGCTGTTCCCCACTTCCCACACGGCCTCCGCGAGCGCCGAAGGGAAGACGATGGTATCGAACTCGCTGTCATACCGCTCCCCGATATCGTCCCTGAACCCCTTGGTCTGAAGACGCAGGGCTTCGAGGTTGGCGGCGTCGAAGGCATAGGTGGCGAGGTTGTCGAACCCGCTCGTCGTCGATACGTCCGGTGCCTTGGTCGTGTGGCTGTTCGATGCCAGGGCGACGCCTTCTTCGGACACCACAAAGGTAAAAGCCGCGCTGTCGGGATAGATGAACGGTTCATGTGCGATCTTGTTCATCTTCCTGTTCATGGCGCGGGCGAGACCCTTGGTGCGCCCCTCGATCACGTCGTAACGGTCGGTGTCGATAAGCCTCCGCTGGACGGTGATGCCGCCCGCATACTCCTTGGGCTCGATCTTCGTATGGTAGCCGGGAGATATGGACTGGTACTGAATGATGCCATGGAAGGGTTCCGGGTCGGGGATATCTCCGATTCCAAAGAACTCCTCCCATGCCTTCTTGGTAGAACGTCTGGTGTAAATCTTTTCAATGACAGACGGAAGACCCTTCGACTCAAGGGTGAATACCTTGTCCAGTCTGTCGTCCAGTAGCCGCACGAACTGTTTGTCGGTAAGAGGATTTGGCATCTTACACCCCCACGCCGGTCACGAGGTGGTTGACGGAGAGCGAGAAAACTGCGTACTCCTTACCGGCCTCTTCGAGATTCAATTCATGGACATACGCCATGAAGTAGTTGGACAGCGCCGCGCTTGAGTCGATACCCTGGAACTGGCTGTCCCAAGCGATGTGCGCCATGCCTTCGACCACGTTTACCACGCAGAAGGTATCCCCCACCGCGATAGCCTTGGGGAAAGGGATAACTACGGTTTCCACCGCCGTGGAAGTGACGGTCGTCACCTTGCGGGAAAGCCCCCTGTTTGCCCCGGTGCGGCAGTAGAGAGTCGAATAGCCATCGACGGTCGTGTCGATAGCCGTGTGGGTAATGGTGACGCCCCCCGAGCTTGCCGCCGTGTTGGTACAAAGTTCCGGGGGCGTCCCCACCGTGTCTTTGACCACGGGCGCTTTGATGAGGTCGCCCGGTCTCAGAACGAGCACCTGGGCCATGACCGCATCTGCAGGATCATAGCCCGCAATGGTAGCCTGGCTGGTGCTGTAGGCGAGGCTATCGCCCTTGTATGTCGAGTTGTACGTCTTGGCCGTCTGCACGATCCCAAGGCATATGCCCATTATTTTTGTTGCCGTGTCGGGACCGGCGGCGGCGTTGGCAGAAGGAATCACGTATCCACCATTAGTCGCTCCTGCCGTGTCGTAGCCAAGTATCTGCCCCTGGTACACCGTCGCACCGATAGGAAATCTCCTGACAATCGGTGGAAGGTTCCCGTAGAGGCTCCCTGCATAACTAAAAGCCATAATCGGCCTCCTTATCTCGTATTCCGAGAATGACAGAGGGGACACCCCCCTGCCGATTCATCGGGCTGGTAAATCACCCGTGACAGAGTCACTGTACCAGCGGTGGAGGCATCTTCATCGGTGAGGCTGTCGGCGCTGCTCAACAGAATCTCCCCTCGTGTCACTCCCCTGTCTGCTATCGTGTAGTCTCCGTCGTTTGTTCCGCTCGTTGTTGCAACCCTGATCGTCATGCCGTCGCTGAAATGCTTCTCGCCAAACAGGAAGGCACTATCCTGCAGATACGCCGGGGTGGTTCCTGCGGCTGCCACGAACGATATGCTGGTGGCTTCGTACATCTCATCGGCAAAAGTCTCGGGTTGCGGTGTGGCATCGCTGCCGTAATTGCCTGTCTGAGTCACGGGGACAGCCGAACCGAGGATAGCTTTCTTGCGGAGTTCGTGTCCGCACGTCGGGCATTTGTACGTGTAGTACCTTCTATCCTTCGCTATCTGGCTCTCGGGGATGTCCATTCACCTATCCATCAGGAAAGACCTTTGCCAAGTCTTCCGCGCTGTAGTTCCACATCTTCGCCATGCGAGCCGCCGCTTCCGACAACTTCGGGACCTTCACTTTGGGAGCCTGCGCAGCTGGAGGCGTCTGTACCCCCGGTGCACGTCCCGGCACGTTCCCGGCGAGGGGGTTCACCTTCTCAGTTATCCTTCTCCGTTGTACTGCGGCAACTGCCTTATAGATAATGTTTTCTGCTGCTGTGTCCGGTGGAAGGCGCCTGTCGATAGAATCATAGTATTTACTCGATTCTCTGGCGACTTCTTCTGCAAATTGCATATCGGAAAATAACGGATCGACGTTCATTATCTGTCCGGCGCTTTGAACGACATTGGCTCTGAAATTCTGTTCAGCCTGTGTTTGCTGTTGGACGAGCTTGTTGATGATCTGCGGCACCTTCTGTTCTGCCCAAGCATCGGGGTTGTCGAGGAGGGCCTGTGGATCGCTCGGAGGCGGGGGCGCTGGAGGAGTGATGGATCTCAACCTTGTGTCGATTGTCGTGGCGATATTCTCCATCAACGCCTGATCCCGTCTGCCGATCCATGACTGAAACTGTGCCAACGCTTCCTGCTTTGCCTCATCCTTCGCCCGTCGGATAATCTCGTCGGGGGTCATCGGCGGTGGCGTTGCTGGTTCTGGTTCCGGCGCTGGCTCGGGTGAGGGCTCCGGTTCAGGTGTCGGTTCTGGCTCGAATCCCGGTTCAGGGGCGAGCACTTCTGGTTCTGGCATGACTTCCTCCTATCGTTTCTTCTTCAATGCCTTGATGCTTTCTTTATGCTTCTCGCCTTTCGTCGCCATATCCGCGATGGCGTACATGAAGTCGTAGGCCACGTTCATTTCTATGGCCTCAGCCCTAATAAGGTCCACAATAGTATCGGGGCATTCGCAATCCTTCGTTGCCAAGGATACTATCTTCATGGTGTTGTCCCTGATCTTGTCCACCACGCTATTGAGGATAAGACGCCCTTCCGTGGTTCCAAGGAACTGCTGGAGCAATTCGCTTTCGAGGATCTGCTTCAACACATATTCCCGCTGATTCTCGGAAAAGTGGGTGATATAGTTGCTCAGGTCTTCATTCGTCCATTCTTTCTCGGTCATCTGATACCTCTGGTGGGCTGATTAGGTGCCAACATGCGGGTCATCTGCTCTGCCCCGCCCTGTGGAATCCCTTGTTCGTTCGATGTGACCGTCATGGTCGGACCCGCTGGAGGAGTGGCCCCCATGGTGTTCCCCTTGCCCGTGGCGATCTGCCAGAGAAGGATGGTGTTTGGGTCTTCCTCGAACATCCACTTCTTGAAGTGCTTGAAACTGCCGCCCATCAGATCAAGCATTTCTCCCATGGCATAGTTCACGGCGGCGGCCGATTTCGGGTTGGGGAAGTTGATGAACTTCCCGATAAGGCCGTCCCATATCCGCAGCTTGTACGCCTTGCTCTCCTCTGTTTCGAGGGCCTGACTGACCGGCTTGAACTTGTCCTTTCTCTTGGGATTATAAGCAAAAGCATCTTCCCCGATAAGTCCCTGCAATGTCTCGGGGAGCATGAAGTCGTTTACCAGCGTGAGGAGCATCCGATAGAATTCGGTGAACCCAATGAATTCAAGGTTCATGCTCTTCATGCCGATTCGGACGTTCGCCCGCTGATTGATGATCGAGCCTACCGTGGCGGTCTCGGCACGCTCATTCGGCATCCCCATGGTCTGAGGGGCTGTCGCCATGCTGTAGTCCATGCGGGATGAAAGAAGATTGTGTTGAACGATACCGCCCTGGATGTTGTCCTGAATCGCTATCTCCTGGAGGTCGTCAAGGTTTTCCATCATAATGACTTCTTCCGGGGTGATCCTGACGTGCTCGGGTATGCCTGAGAACTTTTTCGCCTTGAACGCCGGGGTTATGGCGAGCTTGGTCCGGTAGTTCATGAGGTTGAAGCCGTCGTTTATCGCCTTCTGAAGCTCCCGGTTGACCTTACCGTCACCGAAACCATTGTCTTGCACCATATCGACGTAGCAAAGGAACCGGGCCATGGGGCGGTAGGAATGGGGAGAGGGACGGAAGCCTATGATTCGCTCCAGGTCGTCCTTCTCGCGCTGCTTGACGGAATAGATGATGCATTCGACGTTCTCGGCATCCTTCGACCACTTTCCGTCCGGTTCTATCCCTGGTTTGTAGCTGCCGTCCCTGTCGGTGATGACGGGATATTTGCCCCATCGCTCATATTTGATGAAGGTCTTTAGAGGGGGTTTGGGTTGCTCCTCGATAGTGCCATCCTTGTTGTACGTTTTCTCTCCCCTCTGGCCTTCCGGTTCTTCCTCTTCGAGAAAGTCTAGGTTGAAATAGCCGAACTCCTCTGCTTCTGCCCTGAGTTGGTCGAGGGTCGCTTCCGTCTCGAAAATGACGTATTCCTTGTCATTGAGGGAATAGGCGTATTCTGGAGATGCATAGACGTTCTGGACCGGGTACACGTCGAAGACCGGCTTGTCCACGAAAACGTTGTTCTTGTAGACAGGCTTCTCCACAGTATCGAAGGCGGGCTTTTGCAGCGTCGGGTCTACGTAGGGGGTTCCATCTTCCGCGAGGTAATCGCCTGTTTCGGGGTGACGGGCAAAATCGCTTTCCTGAACGTAGTGGGATATTACGGGTTCGACCCTCTGCTTGTACCCGCCCTTGATAATGCCGTAGCCGCAGGTGAAGACGTACATGATGAGACGCACGATCTTGTGGTAGTAATAGGCATCCTGGTCCTTCAGGAGCATGTTGAGGAGTTTCTTGCTGGCCTTGGCTTCCGCTACATCCTTGGGGTCGTCGGAGTCGATATCGGCCTCCACATAGTCGGTAGAGGCGAAGTATTGAGCCACGAAGTTGCCGATCTGCGTCAGGAGCCGGGACAGGAACTCGGGGAGATAGATGTCCGACTCCCAATCGTTCTCTTTGCCTTCTCGGATGGCATGGATCATGTTGGAGTAGGCTTCAAAGTCCTCGTTGACTTTGGCGTTGTTGCGCTCGGCAACCTTCAGTTCCTCGGAGATGTGACCGAGAAGGGCCTTTTGAACGTCTTCCTTGACATCCCAATCGGATTTTGCGGGCTTCTTATCGGGCATCTATGCCACCCTCCGATTTCCCTGAAAGAGATTAGACTTCTGCCAGTGAGATTCGACTGGCTGATACCACACGGGGTTGAGATTGCCAAGGAATTCAAGGTTTCGGCAAAAATCGCTGAATTTTTCGCTCTCTCTTTTGACTACCCTCGTCGCCTTGACGTGTTCCTGCTTCCAATCGACGTATCTCCACGACTTGAAGTGCTCGATGTGGTGACGGCAGTTGTCGAGGAACCAGATCGTCGGCAGATAGGCACCATAGCGAGGCTCCTCGGTGTTGTTTTTGTTGATGTTGTTCCCCGGCACACCGCATTGGAGGGAGTTTTTGAGCCGCATTTTGATATTCATGCGCCCGCCGTCGTTCTTCGTGTCGGCAGGGGTGAGCCGTCGAAGGCCGTGTTCGCCCATGGAAAGATCATCGAAGACCGAAAAGCCGGTATTTGCCTGTTTCACCGTAGCGAGGGGATCGATGAGGGTGCATCTGTTGAATTCTTCGTCCTCATCAAGCAAGGATTCGCTTTTGATTTCGTCCCGAAGCTCAAGAGAAGTCCGGTTGTCATGCGTAGCGTGAAGTTCGTTCCAGACGAACCACTCATGGGTCGGGGAAACGGCCACGAAGGAGACATCCCATGGCTTAGAAGGGTGATAGTCAATGATCCTGAAATGCCAATAGGTGCGAAAAAGAGAGGCGTCAAAGACCTTATCAAAGGGCACCTTGTGGATCTTCTCGTCGAAGGACTTGTAGATTCGCCCCGAGACCTGCCGGAATACTCCATAGCGCCGCATTGCCAAATCGTCAGGGTCATCGACATCCTCAAACAGCCGGTCGATGGTGGCGATATCCATGGTGGGATTGTCGTCGGTCGCCCAACAGAAGACCTCGATGTCATGGGTGCTGCCCGTTCGCTCCACCTGGGGATAGCCGTACTTGTCGCATATGGTCTTTGACCGGTATATTCTCTTGGCCTTCTTCCATATGCTGTCAAAGGTCCAGTCCATGCCGCGCACAGGCGTAAGGGAGATGGTCGTGTCGCCCCCTTCTTTGAGCAATCGGACATGACACTCGTCCCACTTCACCTTATCGATTTCCTCATCCTGGTAGAGCGCCGACCGTTGGACCGACATGAAGGCATCAAGTTCCTGGGTCGAGGCCATGAACTCCACCTTGCGGTCTGAGGCCCCATTCGGATCACGGATGGTCATAATGTTCGACCGGGCTGTGATGTCCTTCCGCACGAACTCGGCGGGCCACATCTGTTTGAAGGCCACATATTGCTGGTTCTCTTCATCCCCGCTGTCCTTGGGAACACACTTCGAGACGCATCGGATAGGCTTGTTGAGGATGTTCCGGCGCTTTACCGGGTGAATACCGAGACACCGGCGCACAAGGTCATACATGGCTGTCTGAGTACCCCCACCCTGGTTGCCTTTGATGATTGCGCGGGTCTGAGACTCCGAAAGGAGATAGTTCGATGCTACGGGATGGGATTTGTAGGTGAGGAGATTCTGGAATTTCTGAAAGCCGTCCAATTACTTCTTCCCTTTTTTGCGTTTTTTCGGTTTTACTACGCTGTTTGCCCCCCTGATGGCCCTAGCCTCGTCTCCGGTACGTCTCAAAATGTCATTGGCGATCTCCGCCGCCTTATTCGCCTTGGCGGGGGATAGCTTCTTGTTGTGCTTACTTTTGAAGGACTTGGGAGTCCAGGGCACCGCTACCCCTTCTTCATCTTGCCAAGTGTCTTGGCGAGATTCTTTCTTTTCTTCATGAGTGCCGTGTCACTTTTTTTGATGGATAACTTAGACGCCGGTATCTTCTTTCCGGGAGATACCTTCAATGCCTTATGGAGCGCACCGGGCTTCTTTATCGCATTGGCGATCCAGTTCTTCGCCACCTCAGCAGCCCTTGCCTTTCTTACCCATGGGCATCTTGGGGGGTTTCCCGCCTTTCTTTTTTGCCATGGCTACCTCCTTTCGAAAGAATTGGGGACAATCTACCCGGCTGCACCCTATTGGGAGTCGGTTGTCGGTTGCTCGGTGAGTTGTCCCCATGTGTCTGTGAGTATCATCCTGTTAAATCCTGTTACATGCTGTTAATTGTTGTACCACTTTTTCGGGGGATGTCAAGCTATTTTTTCTTGACGGGAGAATGATATTATGATATTGTTGTGGCTAACGACTTGAGCGCGAGGTTAGATGATGGATACCAGCCCTGAATACGTGAAGATGTGCGAGAAGGCAGAGGAGATACAGAAGCTTTGGAAGCCAATCGAGGGAGACCTGTTTTACACTGCCCTTTCGGTCGAGAAAAACACTATGCCTTATATCTCCATGGCTAAAGACTATGAGAATTGGAACCGAAGGGCATCCGAGCCTCGTTGACTGGAGCGAACCTACGTCATACGAAAGACTTTGGCTTATGTTCGTCATGCACGAGAAGTACGGCAAGATCTGGAACGGGGAAGAGTGGGTCAAGGCATGATAGCCATAGGCCGACCAAGAAGAGCCGGGAAGACACATGAGATGATCACAAAATACTTCGAGGGTTCTGGTCATATCCTGCTCGTAATGGACGAACGAGAGAAAAAACGAATAGTGACGGAATATGCACTGACGCCGCAAGATCAAGCAAGGATAGTAACCTGGGCTGCCGCCATGGATCACGCGATTGAGGGGCTTCAGGCGAGTATTATCATAGACAATGTGGACGCATTCCTTATGCAGTTGTTTCATAAAAATCCGGTACTCATAACTTTTACAGGCTCTTGTGTATGAAGACCCTACCCGTCCGGTTCACCGATCAGGAGCATAAGGCCATTGCGGAGCAGGCCCACAAGGCGGGCATCATGGAGGGACGGCGCGTCTCCATGGCCGAGTATGTAAGGCGGGCGGTGAGGTTTAAGTTGCCTCTGATAAAAGAGGAACAAGAGGAGGAGGACCCATGTACCTCGGAGAAGCACTGAAGCAGGGGAAGAAGGCGAGGAGACCCATTCTACGTTGGAAGAACCGGTTTCTTTATCTGGATGATGAAGAGCAGATCAGGGACAACAATGGTAATCTGTGGGAACCAGATTACACGGATCATGAGGATGTCTTAGCCGACGACTGGGAGCCCGTGAAGGAAGTGCGGGAGGTAAAAGCTGTTGGATTTTCGGTATTTATGTCAAAGACAGAGGATGGTAGACCCCATTCCATGTACTCCGTAGACTTTGACGGCATATATATCCCGCCTTCTGCCAAAATCATCGCCCAGTGGGAGGAATGACGTGGCCGAACAGACCTTTGAAGTAAAGACCCTAGCGGTCGAGTGGATCTGCGACGAGTGCGGGACCGGGAAGATGGAGCCCATTGGACACGTTCTCTTATCCGATCCCCCACAATACCCCCACAAGTGCCCCCATTGCGGCCACAGGGCGATTCTGGCACAGACCTATCCGACAATCAGGTATGAGAGGGTAAACAATGGCTAAGACGCTGGAAGAGATAAAAGGTAAGATGGATGAGCTTGTGGATATATACCTTCGCGCTCGTTATCCCGATGAGAAAACGGCAATCTTCGACCTATTACAAGCTGTGCATGAAACTCAATGGGTCATTAAATCTCTCCTCGACTACCTCATCGAGAAGGAGAAGGCAGACTGACCTATTCCCCCATCCCCTCGAACTCGGGGCAGGTCACGGCAGCCTCCGTGCAGTGCTTCAGCGCCTTGGTCCCCCGGTGGAACGGCCGCCGAGACAGGAAAGGTCGGGCATGGGGGGGCTAAAGCACGATCCTTGCCTCAGCAACCCATTGGCCGTTATGTTCGACGATGGTAGGTTCTTGTTTGACCTTAATGGGCATAGTGGCTTTCAAGGGAAGGAATAGCCCCTGCATGGCAACGCAAAAACGAGCATAGCATAGTTCTTCGTCTTCGGCGGTAGCCCGAATTATCGTCGTCAAATCCCCTTCTTCTGCTACTCCAACATCCTTGAATGCAGCAAGCCATAGCCGAAAAGTCTTCACAAGTTCTTTTTGATAGTCGAATGGCCGCATCTTAAAGGCCCCCGCTTTTGTGGTTCTTTCTTTGCGTCGGCAGACGCTCACCAACCCGTTCGACCGAGCACCACTACAACCCTGCATACGCCCCGGCATAAGCCGGGCTCCACTTCGCTATCAGACGCCCCGCGCCGTCTTGACCTCGGTAGTTCCATGCCGACTGACAGTACATGGCCGATTCGGGTTCGCCCCCCGTAGGTCTCCATGCGTCACGTATAAGGTTGTCTGTTTGGCACTTGCCCGTGCAGGCGGGCTGCTGTCCTCCGGGTACTCAGAGGGAAGGGAAGCTTTCGATGATGCTATGGGCACGGATAAGATTGTTCCACTTGGCAGAAGATATGTCAAGCAGAATTTTCACCCCCCGTGTCCGGGGAAGTTGGAAGTTCGGGGGATTCCTCTGTATTATAGGGAACATTCAGGATCATCGCACAAGTCTCGGTAGATTCGTACTTGGGCGGCTCGTCGGGATAGGTTACAAAGGTTATTGGCATCAGGCACCTCCTGATAAAGTATACGCTTCTATGTGGGGAAGGGTTGGGATTTTGACCCCCGTGTGGGAGGAAAATGGATATCGTTGCACGAAATCGGATCGCTGGTCCCCTGGGGGTGGGTAGGGCATCCCTCCCATAGATCATGGGCGATACCGCTCACTTTACCTCGACATTATTGTCAGGTTCGTATAAGACATAATATGTGAACGGTAATACATTGTTAAGTAATTGGAATAATTACATTGTTTCTGAATCAGAACAATTATCAGAGGGATCGGACTCGGGCGTCACATCAATAATGGGGGATAACTGACTGTCAAGGTAGCCTTGAAGCTGGGAAAGCTCCTGGCTGACATGCACGTCGCCGGCGGCAAAGATCTGCTGAATGAATGTGGATTGCGTGTGTGAGGGGAGGATACCTGCTGCCTGCATCACTGTCTCACTGTACTTAAGGCTCAATGCTTGCCTGTCCTTGTCCCCTGCCTTGCGGTACTCGTCGTATCTGCGTACCACATCTATTACATTAGCCGTAGCTTTACGTGCCCCTGACTGCACCACGGCCTGAGCACATGACTGCACAATCTCTCTGAGTCCCGACTTATTGATGTATCGAGAGACACCACTGTAGTGCAGTCCTGCCTCAGCACCGATCTCTCTGCACGTTTTGCCTGCAATGGCTCCGGCGGTAATAGTTGCGAGCTGTTGAGGAGTAGCCATTCCTTTATAATACACCCGCCCGCGACCATGTCAAGTACAATCCTACCGTCGTCAAATCAACAACACCTGCCTGTCAATATCCTGACATACGAATTGTCCTTGTCCAACAACGAAATATGGAAATATGAGTGAAATACCCCGTCAACTTATTGACGCTTGAGCACTTGTGAAATAGTATGAAATCATCCTCTCTCTAATGTTTACGCCATTATCTGAGTGTGGCATAGCATATGCAGTATGGGATGGTATAAGCACGAATGAACAAACCAAGGAGGATGGGACGATGACATTAGAATCAGTGGTTAAAAAGTATGTGCCATTTAACACCACCTTGAGACATCCAAGCGGCACGGTAGAATTTGCCGAGGTAGACATTTGGAGCGACAAAACAGGCAATGCCATTATTTCTACCGATTCTGGCGTCTGCATCGGTATTTCCCTAACGGTCGCATATCACCTGCTTATAGGCGAACTGCCAGGATATGACATGGCAAGAACAGCATGACCTCACACTAAACCAAAGGAGGAAGGACGATGTATCAAATAACGGAACATTGCCAAAAATGTGACGCAACCGTAGTAATCACAGTAGATGACGAGGTCTACAAGGGTGGCGTGGATGCTGACTGGCATTGCGGGGAACCAATGATTTGGAGTGATGAAACGGACATCGAGTATGGTGAGATAATCTCGTGAGCCTGCCCCTTCGGGGGCATAAACGCCGGGCTGGTGGCAAGGCCAGCCGAAAGGGAGGGAGATATGAAGAAGCCATACGCCAACACAGATCTGAGTGACCGGAAGTGCAAGAAGTGCGGGAATCGGCTGAAGAAGAATTTGCTGGTGAAGAAACCGAACGCGGAACTCTGTTACAAGTGCTTTACAAAATAGGCCGTCTCTCTGACGAGGCCCGCAGGCCGAAACCGGGGAAACCCGGTCAGGGACTATCAGGGACTAAAGAAAAAAGGCTGTGCTACCGGCGCGACGGGCAAAGGAGACAAGGAAAATGAGAAAAGTAGTCGCTGGCTTCATGAATCAGGGATTCCAGGAAACAATTTCCAAGCGCGTCATTAGGCCCGATGACAACAGCGACATGCACGCGCTCGTTGTGCCGCATCCGCCATCGTCATTGGTGCGGGACGCTGAGGAGTGGGCGGCGGAAATCGTCAAGGCCGTCAACAATCATGACCGGCTCGTGGCGGAGAACAAGCGATTGAGAGAAGCGGCTGAGTTGTCGTTGCCGATATTTAGGCAAATCATTCAGGACAATCCTCAAAATCTGGCAGCGGCCAATTGCATCAAATATATCCGTGCAGCTCTCAAGGTGTCCCCATGAAACCACTTGAAGCCATAAATGCATTGAAAATGGATTGTAACCGCTCGAACGCTTGGGCACTCCGTAATATCGTAGATCGGTATCTTGCCCGAGACAAGGAGGCGATTACAGAATACCGCGAGAAGCTTCACCTCTTCGCGCCCGGTGACGTGTACGATACCATCAAGGCATGCATAGACGAGTACGATGAGGTAGCAAGGCGATATGCAGAGGTGTCCCCGTGAGTTACGCACAAGCAATGAAGTGGCACAAGAAACATCCCAAGGGTATCACCAATGCCCTGCACTTCGGGGTTTACAAAGGAGACAAGAAGGCGACTCCGAGACATAAGCCTTTCCACGTTTCCCGTGGCGCTATCGCTGCAACAGCAAATCTCATGCACCGCGAGGGAATGCCCCACAGTAAAATCAGGGAATATATCTGCATGTTCAAAACAGCAAAGGAGACAACGACATGAAGATCCCCGGCGGAACCGAACACGTCTACATGGACTCGGACATGAGGACCGCGCTCTGGGAGGAAGCAGAGCGCACCGGGAAGGCCAGGAACCGGATCCTCATTGAGCGGCTCAGAGAATGGTACGAACTGAAGCGGCAGGTAGAGATACTCCAATATCAGATCGAAAAGGAGAAAGGGAGATGAAACTGACAATCAAGAAAGCCTCGTGGCATCGTAACGGAATTTGTGGCGTTGGCTTCTATGCCATCGTCTTCGAGGATCACGAACAGAAACAAACAATGATAGCATCTCTCTTTGATGAACCAGGCTTCTGCGCCGTCTACAGCATCAATGAGTTAAGCCGCGAGAACATAGAATTTGCAGAGGGCAACTCATGGCGTGGCGATCACTACGAAGCAGAACTACGGCCATTGTTGAACACCTTCATGGACCAGCACGCCACAGCCAATAATCGAATAGGGGCGTTCTCATCTAAGATGAAGTTTTAGCTTTTCTCCCCGATGGACCCAAAACAAGAGCCCCCGGTTGGTCAATCATCCGACGCCGGGGGCCTTCCCGTGTGTACCCTTTCCCCAGGATTCCACGGGCAATGCTGCACACGCTGATTCTTACCGCATAGGCGTCACCTCCCTTTGTCGTAGTTTGGCACTCTACCTTAAAACGAGCATCAAAAAGCAGGGGGGTAGATCACTCAGTAGGGTAAATACCTTGCTCCGCTTTTTTGCGTGGTTTTTTCATTCGCTCCATTTGCTCGTCGGAAATGACTTTTGAGCTTGATTTATGCGGGTTATAGGGCATTGACGGATAGAGCGGGCAAACATGCACTTCGCAATCCTCTTTCCCGTCGCTGTAATAACCCATACAGGCGTAGCATTGGGCGAGGATCTGTCCCTTCTGTGTCAGACGACCACCTTTCAGGTATTTGATATACTCATTCTTGCCTTGGGCGAGGATACCAAACTTCTCGATTGAGTCGAGAATTTCTGCTTTCTCTTCGGCTGTTGTCTTCATTTGTCTTTCTCCTCTTCGGATCGCGTCTCATTACTCCTGTCCGCCGCCACAACAGCAACAGCTAGGGCCGACCAACAATGACCCGATATCCCGTAGAGTGGTCCTGGCTGTTTCTTGGTTCCCTGTCCTCCAAACCGGTCAATAAGTGCCTGCCGGACGTATTTGTCATTGGTCGTCGTATTCCCACAAAGGTGGCGCTTGATGTCCTTGCGGGGTATCTTTGTGACGGGCGTAACTCCTGCCGCTTCTTCAAATCGACCAATCCATTCGCAAGTGTCGAATGTATCGTCACCGGCGACTATACCATACCCGCGAATTCGCTCGATTGCTATCAATCCGCATAAGCGCCATGCATCTTTGCATAGATCACGAATTATGTAATTGTTCTCTTCTCCTGCCCCTCGTATCCCCATCCGTTCGTCCCAGCGAACCCAACCGCTCTTAACCGCGCCGGGATCAATTCCTAAAATCGTCATCGTCATTTTTTCCCCCTACGCTCGTTTTTCCGTCAATTATACGCCCCTATCCCCTAACTCGTCTCCTGGCGAATCCTACGCGGTCAGGCGGGCTGTTTGGGGTTAAATGCCTGCAGTCATCCTTCCACCTCGATTCTGATCCTGACGGTCTTAACGCCCTAGTCTCGTTTCGCTTCCTTCCAAGTACCTTCCATGTCGCTCATGTAGAGTAGTATGGCATCGCTTCTACTGGTTGCGACCGTACTGAGATGAACCTTACCCCGTTTCGTTACTACCGCCCACGCCTTTATCATTCTGACTCCTCAAATCTCATGTTTTCCAGTTTGCTAATCTGCTTTTTGAGCATAATAATACGAGCTATTCTCAGTTTTTCTGCATGTTTTTGTGCGGCCTCAAGTGTGCTATGCCACTCATTGCCGTAAAACGACATCGTCCCGTTCAAACCGCCTTTCCACGGGACGGTTACAAATAGCGCATTTTTGGTATCTGGTTTTGCATCGGCTTTCTCAATAATCCCCTCTGTTTGCCAATATTTCGTTATCCAGACTGTCATCATCTCTCCCCCTTGGCGTCTTCTTTGCGGAGCCTATTGGTTATGGTTCCGTTTTGGCATACCTTCTGCCGTCTGCACCTTTGACAAATGTGACCTCGGGCTTTTTGATCGAATCGCCCTGTTTTGCTCCGTTAGAAGAGATGGGTGTCAATTCTATGTTCACCTCATTCTCCCAGCCCTCTGCATTCAGCCACGAGGCGGGGTAGGGAATGAATTTGCCACCCGAGTCTTGCCAATGACTGCACTTCTTCTCGGTCTCTATTGTCCGAAGCATTTTCCCGAGAAGTTCTTCATTGGGCAAGATCGTCAGCCACGCTTTGCGAGCGTCACCCTTGCAGAGCTTTTTAGGGTAGGCTTTCCAGAACCGTTCAAAGCGGTCTTCGAGGGTCGAATCAGAAATCAACTGACTTTGCTTCTTGCGGACCTTCGGGATGGTCTTCACTACCTCTTGTGCGGCCGCTTGCAGGTCGAGGTCAGAAATACCGCAATGTGCTAAGACCTTTCTCAAGATAGAGTAGATAGGAAACGCATCCACAAGCACCTCCTACTGGCTATATATAGAATAGAGTTCATTTTTGACACTGATTTGACCCCCAAAAAGGCCCCTACAGGTTCACTTTTGGCCCCTATAGCGATTACGACCCCGTTCCATAGGTTCACTTTTGGCCCCTATACAGTGTCAAAAATGAACTTGACGACAAACTTTTCAAAAACACTCCCATTGAACCTTTTCAAACCCTGCTTCTCCGTACTTCNCCCATCTCCGCGACAACTTGAACACGCTTGACGACTGATTGAATCCCCGAAGCCCGCCCTTCTTCACCGGGTCTATGAAGCCCGATTCCATGAGGGCCTGAATTACCCTGTAGAACGTCTTTTTGGCGCACCCAAGGGCCTTTGCTTCTTTGAACGTAAAAGTAAACGTGGTGGTATGTTTTTGGGGGTCTGACGGGCCGAATCTAACCTTGCCGATGAAGTAAGGTAGCATTTTACCGGCCGTCGATTGGAGGTCTTTATATGCCTTGCTATTTAGCATGGCCCACGTCAAGGCTACAAATGGCGGTAGCTTGTTGTTTGCCTTCTTCGGCACAACATAACCCCCGATGAAAAGAATGCGGCGCAGGGCGAGCTTGAGGTATGGGCATACCCCCGGGGCGTTACCGCTTCCGGTTTCCCTACGCCACATCTTAGTTTATCGTTTTCGGGGTTGCCCATTTTCCCGAATGCTCCTTAATCAAACATTCTCCCACGATCACCACGATTCGTCAAGGAATTTCTACCTAAAATGAAATAGGCCCTGTCCAGGTCGCTGGATTGTCCGATGAATTTCGTTCACCATCATGGTGTAGAAAGCCCCATGCTCAGTCATGACTAACTGCCAGCGGGTAAAGCTGGATTCAGCTTTCGCATGGGCGAACGACCTACCCCCATCCCCGGACAAACGTCTTAGTGACGCATCCCCCTCGATGCAGGGCCTATGTCTTTTCTTCATTTCTCTCTTGTGCAGTTGGCCCGGATATTGGTTTTCCTGGCTGGCCGTCCTCTATCCAACCGTGTCCACTGCACGTCTGGCACATTTCGTAAGGCACTGGTTCTCCATCAGGCCCGCAGTATCCCAGAATTGTGCCATCGGGAAACGCTTTAGGAACTTTGCCGAGTCTTCTACATGTTGGACAAGGTACTTTCATATGAGCCCTCCTTTCTCTCCCCCTCCACCCCCGGCTTAGTCGGTCCCGGCTCGTCATCTATCCTGATTGCATGGGGGTCTCTCGGGCCGGGACAGGTTGAACAGTCTCGTTCAAGTCGGCACCACTCCTGCTTGCCCGGTGGTTCGTGAGGATCGCCGAAGGAAAACGAACATACCCCGCACCGCTTGATTGACTCAGCGTCGCAATAGGCGTGGTCGGGGATCATAGGCTACACCCCGCGAGCATTGCCACGAACCAGAACTTATCTACTTTCCGTAGGTCTATAACCCCGACGTGCTCGACAACGAAAGCGCGAATGTCTTTCGGCTTTATCACCCACTCGTCCCCGCCCTGTACCGCAAGGCGCTTCGTCCCCTTCTTTGTTGCTCTGAGCCATCCCTTCTCTATCCACCGCATGATCGTGTGGACATCAACACCGAAGCATACCGAGACCGCCCGACACGACGTAGGGTCTTGTTGCTGCCGGAACGCCATACGCGCCCGCTTAATATCGATCGCGGCGATTGAGCGCATGAAGCCCGCTGCTTTCATCCGGCGTTGGATGGTCTCACAGGCATACATCGCATTGAGTTCGAGGAGATGCAGTTCTTGTTCTGACCAGGGAGGCTCTTTGATTCGTGGCTGATAGGCGCCGATGCGACGAGCCCGCTGCTGAATCTTCCAACGGGGGATACCGAGTTTGAGGGCCAAATGAGCCAGTTCCGGTCGGCGGGAGAAACCGATCTTGCTCATGTAGGCTTTACGAATCTCCTCGTCGGTCTCTGGGGTGAAGGCCCACTTTATCGGCTTCTTGGGTTGAGTAC